AACAGCGGCAATTGGAACAGCGGCAATCGTAACAGCGGCAATTGGAACAGCGGCGATTGGAACAGCGGCAATTGGAACAGCGGCAATCGTAACAGCGGCAATTGGAACAGCGGCGATTGGAACAAGTGTGGCTTTTCCAATGGATGCTTCAACACCAAAAACCCCAAAATTTACCTGTTCAATAAGCCTTCTGAATGGACTTATGAAGATTGGCTGAACAATAAAGCCCGCTATTTGCTGAATCAGATTCCGGGGGATGTGCTTGAATACATTTGGTTTTCTGATATGACGGATAAAGAAAAGGCGGCACACCCAGAAGCGGAAACAACAGGCGGCTATCTGAAAATCTTGGATAATTCCGAATGTGCGGTCATTTGGTGGCGTGGACTTTCTGACGGTCAAAAGGCAATTATCACAGCAATTCCGAATTTCGACAAGGCTATTTTCAAAGAGATCACCGGGATTGATGTAGATACGGATTAGGATTAAGAGAGGGAAGAAACATGTATAAATGCGAACGTTGCGACTGGACAGGCTCAGCATCAGAGCTTGGACACTACACTGAGTATCGTGGCGAGTATCACGGTGCGCCTGCATGGGAAACATTACCGTGTTGTCCGGAGTGCGGATATGATGTTGAGGACATCGAAGAAGAATAAAAAAAAGAGCTCCCCGAAGGGAGCAAAGCAAATTTTACACAAGACCAGTATAACACTGGCAGGAGAAAAAGTCAATGGATATCAAAGAAAAACTTACAGCCGAGCTGACAGACGCAAAGCTCGGCAAGTGTGAAACAGCGGTAAAGAATGCTGTGATGAAAACTATCTGTAAATTCTGCGAGCAGAATGCAGAGTTTAAACAGGCCATAGAGCAGTCAGGCAAGTCTTTTGCCGACTGCCTCAAGGCAACGGTCAAAGGCGCAGGCGCAAGTCTCGAAGATCTCGAAGTATACAAGCGTGCAGTAGCATTTTACTTTCCCGGTGCGGATATAAAATGCACTATGACGCTTGATCTCGGTGATAACGGATTCAGCAACAGCGACAGCAAAACATCCACAGAAGCAGACAGCGGCAAGCTACAGCTTGACCTTGACAGCCTGCTCGACTTCTGAGGTAAAGGCTATGAAAAAAGAGCGAAAAGAAGGACTGCTGGGCTGCTTCCCGCCTGCCACGTCTGCACAGATAGAGAAGATGAAAGGCAAAGGTGCGGCAAACTACATAGTGTTCCTTACAAGAGGGGCGGAGCTGTTTGCACGAGGATATCATCGGTACTCAAACGGTCAGCTAGTGGAGCGTCAGCGGTATGTGTTTGCAAAGGACGGCGCCGTGAGATACGGCAGCGAAAATGGCAAGCAGTGGAGCGTACGTTCAGAGTTTCGGGAGCCTGTATTCTGCTTGACTTCGTACGGGTATACATTTGACAATTCATATAAAATTCTCGGTGAAGAAGCAATCCGTCAATCAGATATGCGATACAGCCAGTATGACAAGTACATGGGAAATTTGCTGATGTGCTATTTGAATAAATACTGTCAGCACCCGAATATCGAGTATCTGATGAAGCAAGGCTTTGATCCGACGATAGAGCATTGCACGGGATATTGGGGCGGAAGATACGTTTTAGAGCTATCAAAAACGATAAATTGGAAGAGCAACAACTTACTGCAAATGCTCGGCATTACGAAATCAGAACTGAAGGTGCTTAGAGGCAACGAGCATTTATATGAAACGTACATTTCGTGGCGGAACGAGTTTCCAAAAGTAAGTCCGGGCGACTTGATCAACTTTGCAAAGGTATTCGGAGACGCACACGGTACGATGGCAACGTTCGTTGAGCAGACCGGTGCAACGCCGCAAAAAATAACAAGGTATATCGAAGAAAACGGCATATTTACAAGAGATTATCACGATTACCTTAAACAGTGCAAACAACTCAGATACAACATTAAAGATACTGCGATATGCTTTCCGCATAATTTTGAGGCGATGCACGAAAGACTGTCGGCAACTATCGAGTATCAGCACGATAAAGCGGTAAGAGCGGAGTTTGCAAAGCATATCGAGGAACGCAAACAGCTTGAGTTTTCTGACGGAAATCTGATGATAGTACAGCCAAAGCAGATGGCAGATATAGTTTACGAAGGCAAGGTTTTAAGCCATTGCGTCGGCGGATATGCCGAAAGACACGCAAAAGGCGCTCTGAGTATAATGTTCATCCGTAAAAAATCCGAGCCGTACAAGCCGTACTATACAATGGAAGTCTCAGCGGACGGAAAAATCGTACAGGTCAGAGGAAAAAGAAACATAGCACCTAATAAGGAAGTAGAAGATCTAATCAAAGGCTACAAGGCATATCTTGAAAAGATTTTCAGCGATAAAAGGAGGAAAACAGCATGATAATTCCCGGACTTCGCACACCGCCTGCGGATACAGAAAAGGCGGTAACAGACGATTATGTCAAGGCAGTAAACCTAAACTACCACATCAAAGCGGCGGCACAGGTAGCACAGCAGAGTCTGTACGAGATGTGCAAGGGTTTTAAAGAAATGAGGGACAGTAAGCTTTATAAAGAGCTGGGGTATAACACATTTGAGAATTACTGCGAAAAAGAAACAGGACTAAAAAAAGTTCAGGTGTACAGTTACATTAAAGTTATCGAAAAGTTACCCGAAAGTTTTGTTCAGTCGACTGTACAAATTGGTGTTCAGAAACTCTATCTTTTATCTTCCCTTTCTGAAGAAGAACGCACGGAGATAACCGAAAAGAACGACCTTGAGAACACCTCCGTCCGTGAGCTTGAACAGCAGATACGGCAGATAAGAGCGGAAAAGGACAAGGCGGTAGCTGATAAGTCCGCCGCAGAAGCCGAAGCATCCGCCGCCGCACAGCAGGCAAAATCACTTGAAAAAGCCAAGAACGCATTGTCACAGCAGATAGCGGCGCTCGAAGCCGAGATAAAGGAGCTTGAAAACCGCCCTGTTGAAGTTGCGGTCGAGCCGGCTAAGGACGGCGTTATGGACAAGACAGCGTTTGATAATATCTGCAAGACTTATGAACAGCAGCTTGATAAGGTGCAGGAGGACGCATTACAGGACACTATCCGCTTAAACCGTGAGCATACGGAGCAGATGAACAGTCTTAAAGCCGAAAGCGAAAAGAAACTTGAAGAACTCCGCAGTCAACTTGAAGCTGCTAAGCGTGAGCAGTCGGAACTTACAGTGAGCGTACCCGACAGCAAGGAAACGTTTAAAGCGTACCTTGCAACAGCTATTGATGCGGCAAAGCGGTTATGCGAGTTTATCGGCAATAATTCCGCAGACAGTAATCACGATCTGTTTGTCAGCAAAGCAAAGCAGTTTTTCGAAAAAATGACGGAGGAAATCGTATGAGCAGTACATTATATGATATAACCGGCAGATTCGCCGAGCTTTTCGATGCGTTTGACGCTATAAATGACTATGAACCGGATACCAATGCGGACGGTGAGTATATAGACGATGACGGCGAGGTCATCGCTGACCTTGAAGCATACAAAGCCGATATGCTGACAATGTGGTTTGACACTCTCGAAGGCATTGAGGGCGAGTTCAATGAAAAAGCCGAGAATGTTGCCTGCTTCATTAAAAACCTTGAACGTGAAGCGGACAGCCACGAGCTTGAAGCTAAGGAACAGACGGCAAGAGCAAAAACCAAGCGTAAAAAGGCAGAGTTCCTGAAAAAGCGCCTGCTACAGGATATGCAGGCGATGAAACTGAAAAAGGTCGATATGCCGAGAGCAAAAATAACGTTCTCCGAGGGACGTGACAGTGTGATTATTGACGATGAGCGGAAGTTTATCGATTATGCCGAAGCGTATAACGATTCACTTATAAAGTACAGTGATCCGACAATACGTAAGTCAGAGGTCAAGAAGCTGCTCGACAGCGGAGAAAAGCTCCCTGCCGTACATCTTGAGAAAAAGCCGTATATAACGATAAAGTGAGGTAGCTATGAGCAATATATTTACACCCGTAACAAGAAAGAAATCAAAGGCGAGAATTGCGGTCATGGGACCGTCGGGAAGCGGTAAAACGCTTTCGTCGCTCTATCTCGCAAAGGGCATAACAGGCAACTGGGACAAGGTTGCCCTTATAGATACAGAACACGAGCGTGGCAGATTCTATGCCGATCGTCACGATCTCGGCACGGGAGAATTTCTCTATGCCCCGCTTACACCGCCGTATTCGCCCGAAAAGTACATAGAGTACGTCAGACAGGCGGCTGAGGCGGTCGGGGAGGACGGCGTAATAATAGTGGACAGCTTTTCACACGCATGGGATAACGAGGGCGGAGTGCTTGACATCAAATCACAGATAGCACAGCGTCAGGGAAAGAACGATTATACCGCATGGGACGAGGCAGGAAAGATACAGAACAATCTTGTCAATACCATACTGTCGGTCAACTGCCACACAATCATTACACTGCGTACCAAGATGGGCTATGCTATGGAAATCAACGACAGGGGCAAGACCGTTCCCGTCAAGATAGGACTTGCGCCGGTACAGCGTGATAACACCGAGTATGAATTTGATATAGCCTTTCAGATAAACCGTGAGCATATTGCAAGTCTTTCAAAAGACACAACATTCCTCGATAAGTGGTCGGGTGTTATCACCGAAGATTTAGGTACTCAGCTCGGCGCATGGCTCAGCGAGGGTGCAGAGCCCGACAGATGTGAAGAATGCGGCGCTGTCATTATGCCGACACCTAAGCATACGGTAGCGGAAATGGTTGAAAGCTCGGTTGCAAAATTCGGCAGAAAGCTGTGCATAGCGTGTGCAAAGAAGGAGGTCGAAAAGCAGAATGCCGCTAAGACCGTATCAGAGTGAGCTTGTCGAGCAGACAAGGCAGGCGTGGCGTGAGGGTTATCACGCTCCCTGCATTGTTCTCGGGTGCGGCGGCGGTAAGTCGGTGATAGTAGCGGAGATAGCACGGCGGACTACATTCAACGGGAAAAAGGTAATGTTTCTTGTACACAGGCAGGAGCTTGTTCAGCAGATAATAAGGACGTTCATACGCTGGGGCGTTGATATGAACTACTGTGACGTGATGATGGTGCAGACCGCAGCACGGCGGATAAAAAAGCTTTCAAAGCCTGCGCTTATCATTACAGACGAAAATCACCACAGCCTTGCACTGTCGTACAAGAAAATCTATGACGCTTTCCCCGATGTGCTTCGTGTGGGGGTAACGGCAACGCCTGTCCGCCTGAACGGTGACGGCCTGGGTGATGTCAACGACAAGCTGATAATCGGGCCGTCTACCAAATGGCTTATTGATCACAACTGCCTTGCGCCGTATGACTACTATGCGCCGTCCGTAGCCGACTTATCAGAGCTTCATATCAAAATGGGCGAGTTTGTTACGGCGGACGTTGAAAAGGCGATGATCAAAAAGGCTGTATTCGGTGATGTTATCGGATACTACAGACAGCTTGCAGACGGTAAGAAAGCCGTCTGCTACTGCTCAAGCGTTAAGCACTCGCTCGCTACCGCCGAAGCGTTCCGAGAAGCAGGCATAAACGCCGTACACATTGACGGTACAACTCCCGATGCAGAGCGTAATCGCATTATTTCGGATTTCAGAGCAGGACGGATAACGATACTTTGCAATGTCGATTTAATATCGGAGGGCTTTGACGTTCCCGACTGCGAATGTGCGATATTGCTCCGTCCCACTCAATCTCTTACGCTGTACATTCAGCAGTCAATGAGATGTATGCGCTATCGACCGGGCAAGCGTGCGATAATTCTTGATCATGTCGGCAATTACGCACGCTTCGGAATGCCCGATGATGACCGTCTGTGGTCGCTCGAAAAGCGCAAGCGCAACATAAAGAAAGAAGCTGCGGAGAATGCCGAAAAGGTGAAACAGTGTCCCGAATGTTACTATACATTCGGAGCGCCGCCGCCCGGTCAGCCCTGTATCTGCCCTCACTGCGGATATGTTTTCCCGGTAAAGAGCCGTGAGATAGAAACAAGCGAAAGCACCGAGCTTATTCATATCGAGGGCTTCAGGCTGGATTTCAGCAGTCCCGATGATTGTTCGTCCTATTCCGATCTGCTTGCATATGCAAAGAAGAAAGGGTATCAGAGGGGCTGGGCGTTTTACGAAGCAAGAAAGAGAGGTTTTATCTATTGACAGAAGAGCACAGTATCCAGAATGCTGTCAGACGTGCGCTGTCCGAGAACGGTTGTGTGATATTCCGCATTAACGTCGGCAAGGGCAGAACATTTGACGGCAGATATTTTGACACGGGCGTACCGGTCGGATTTTCAGACCTGTTCGGCGTAAGGCAGTCGGATGGAAAGGCAATATTCATAGAGGTAAAGACAAAAACGGGACGTATTCGCCCCGAACAGAAGAATTTTATTGAAAAGATGCGCCGTTCGGGTGCTGTTGCAGGTATATGCAGAAGCACAGAAGACGCAATAAGACTTATAACGGAGGATAAATAATATGGCATTTTCACAGAACAATTCAGCGGCTACGAGTGCACTCAAGCCCGAAGGCAGATATGAAACGATAATCACAAGCGTAGACGAGAAAACATATAAGAGTGGAAGTACATCGCTGAGCTTCAGACTGACGATAAGGAATGATATTCCGGAGCAGAAATACGGCAATGCCTGCCTGTTTTATCAGATATGGAAGGCTAAAGAGCCTACAAAGGAAGACCTTGCGGTAAACGGTTATACATTCGGCAGACTTATGGCAGTAGGCAAGGCCGCAAAGCTCACTGACGGCAAGGAATACAAGGATCTTGCGGAATACTGCGACGATCTTGTCGGCAAGTGTGTGATAGCTGTAGTAAAGCACGAAACGGACGATAAGGGCACCACAAGAGAAAAGGTAAGCTATCTTGAACCGACACAGCACCCCGACTGCAAGCATAAGTTCAAGACCGCCGTGACCGCCGATACCGTTTCAGCACCGAAAAACGAGAGCTTTGCGGCAACCGCAGCAACGGAAGCAGTTACGGAAGATGACGGTGACTATCCGTTCTGATGGGGGAGATAATGTACGAATATATTCCCGATGAGCTTAAAAAACTCTCAAACTGGGTGTGCTGGCAGGCTGTACCCGATGAGGCAGGCGGTAAGATAAAAAAACTTCCGATCAATCCTCATACGGGCGAACTTGCCCGCTCCAACGATCCGTCCACATGGTCGGATTTCAATACGGCTGCAGCGGCTTCGGCAGGTTTCGCAGGCATCGGATTCATGTTCGGAAACTGCGAGTATTTCGGTGTGGATATTGACGGAGTGGGTGACGAGATAGCCGCATTCAAAACCGGCGAAAACAACATTATCACCGAATTTATAACAACACTCCAGTCATATACCGAGCTGTCGCAGTCCGGCAAAGGCATTCACATAATCTGCAAAGGAAATCTGCCGAAGCAGGGGCGCAGACGTGGCAATGTCGAAATGTATGAAACGGGTAGATTTTTCGTCATGACGGGCAAACCGTGCGCCGAATATATGGATATAAACGAATGCACAGAGGCTATCAAGGCATTGCACGAAAAGTACATAGGCGGAGGGCGTGAGCCTTCCGCTGTACCCCATGCTTATGTACCGGCACTTCCGGCAACCGCAAATGATATTATAGCTCTCGCCGGGAAAGCAAAGAATGCCCCACGCTTCAATGCGCTAATGCAGGGCGATTATTCGGGTTATGTGTCACAGTCTGAGGCTGATATGGCGCTTTGTAATATGCTTGCGTTCTGGTGCAGGTGTGATGCGGATATGATGGACTGTATATACAGACAGTCGGGGCTTATGCGTGAGAAATGGGACAGACGGCAGTCGGGCAGTACCTACGGCGCTATAACGATACAAAAAGCCATAGCCGACTGTGAAAAGGTATACGAGCCTGCACAGAAATCACCGCAGTTTACGGCAAGGTTCACAGGTGAAAGCTCTGTTGTACACGCAAAGCTCGATACGGCACAGGACGAGCCTGTAAAGCTGTACACATTTGACGATACAGGGAACGCAGAACGGCTTATAGACTTATTCGGCAGGGAGATCCGCTACAGTTATACAGACAAGCGCTGGCTGTATTATGACGGCAGGAAGTGGTGCTATGATAACAGCGGAACAATAGAGCGCATAGCCGATAAGGCGGTACTTGCGATGAAGGCAGAAGCAAAGGCGTATGAGCAGATGGACGCTGAGGATGGCGGAGATATGGCAAAGAACTTTGAAAAGCACCTGAAGTCGAGCCGAAGCAACAAGTCAAAATCGGCAATGCTTAAAGAAGCACAGCACCACGTCCCGATAGTACCGGCACAGATGGATAAGTACAAGATGGTGCTTAATACTCCGAGCGGCGTTCTTGACCTGAAAAGCGGTACGCTGAGTGAGCACAAGCCGGAAGCATACTTCACCCGTATCACGTCGGCTGAGTACACAAGCAATGCCGACTGTCCGCAGTGGCTGAAATTTCTTGATGAGATATTCGGCGGCGACAAGGACCTCATCCGGTACGTTCAGAAGGCGGTCGGCTATTCGCTGACCGGCTCAACGGCAGAGCAGTGCGTATTCTTCCTGTTCGGCACAGGCAGAAACGGTAAGTCAACGTTCCTTGATATTATCCGTGCCATTATGGGTGACTACGCAAGCAATATCCAGCCGGAAACGATTATGGTGCGCAGTAATCAGAGCAGTGCCATAAACAGCGATATAGCACGTCTTAAAGGCGCAAGGTTTGTTACGTCTGTAGAACCTAACGAGGGCGTGCGTATCAACGAGGGTCTGCTGAAGCAGCTTACAGGCGATGATATAGTTACTGCCCGCAAGCTGTACGGCGATGAGTTTGAGTTCAAGCCCGAATTTAAATTATGGATGGCGACAAACCACAAGCCGATAATCAGAGGCACAGACACAGGTATCTGGCGCAGAGTGCATATGATACCGTTCACTGTACAGATACCCGAAGAAAAGAAAGATCCACGTCTTAAATATAAGCTGTGCCGTGAGCTGCCCGCTATTTTCCGCTGGGCAGTAGAGGGGTGCGTACTGTATCAGGCTGAGGGACTGCATATGCCGAAGGCGGTAGTTGCTATGGTCAAAGAGTACCGCAGGGAGATGGACGTTATCTCTGCTTTTGTCGAGGACAGGTGCACAGAGGGCAAGGATTGCTATGCGCAGGCTAACGTGCTTTATGCGGCGTATGCGCAGTGGTGCGATGACAATAACGAGTATAAGATGTCAAATACGAAGTTTGGCATAGAGCTTGCAAAGCGTTTTCCGAAAACGAGCAGTCGCAGGGGCAACACAAACGCTAAGTTTTATATCGGAATTTCACTTGACGGATAAGGAGGTGTTTCGGGTTGTTGCGGGTTTTCGGGTTTTTCTAACCTTTCATACGAAAAATGAAAAAATAAATATATATAAAAGGTATTGGGAAACGGCTCAAACCCGCAACACCCGCAACAAGATATTATGAAGAAGATAAATTTCAATGATCCGGCAACATTTGAAAAGCTGGAGCGTATGGCATACGAAAACACGCTTGATTATACCGACTTTCCGCCTGCTGAGTATAAATACTTCGATAAGCTGTCACAGCTCGGCAGTATCTACCGCAGCGGTCAGCTTCCGAAGGGACTTTGCAAAGAGCGTAAGGACGCATATCTTTGTGATTATCGCAAGGACGCAGACAAAACACGGAAAAATCACGAGGCAGAGGTCGGATACCAGGAGAATATACGAAGGTCGGACGAGCTGAGATGTGAGATCAACAGCACAAGAAATCACGATGTCAAGCTGATGCTTGCGCTGAGGTGTATCGAGCTGATGACTGGCGAGGAAGGATTTGAAAGGAGAAACTTAAATGACTAAACATTACTGCGAAATATGCGGCGAAGAGATCGCAGGAATACGGATTATGGAGGTATAGAAGATGGAAAAGTTTGATAAGCTGAACATCGAAGCGCTTGGTAAAATTATTGATCAGTTTTTGACCGAAAACGAAGTAAATATGCTGATAACGCTTCCGAAAGGATCTTTAGATGCGCAGATACAAGAAAATATAAAACTTGGAAGCGTAGTACGGTTTTATATTTTTCTGAACTGCATAAAGCCGATAGTTGATGAATTTGCAAAAGAAGCAGGAATCGACAAAACGTCTGCAGAATGGGAAGGAATTGTCGATACATATCTTGCTATGATCAAGAGAGAAATAATTGGTGGTGATACATTATGAGGCAAACAACGGCTAAACGCAAACCCGCAACGGAAATCTGCCTGTTCTGTGGGCAATTAATACCCGATAAGAAACATACACACCGCAAGTCAAAGTGGGAAATAAGCTCAGACGGCTACTATCCGTACTGCAAAGAATGCGGATATGCTCCGCCAGGTCGCAACATGACGAAATACTGCCCCGGTTGTGGAACGCTGATGATAGAGGAGGAAACTGAATGACATTATCAGATTTAGAAAAATACCGTGCAAATTGTGAGCTGCTTGAATGTATAGACAGGCAACTCGGCAAGAAAAAAGTGCTGATAAGTACTCAGGGTTCAGCGGGACCGCCGGCATATCAGCTTGTGACAAAAAAAGACGAAGGTTATATACACGGGCTTGGTACTGTATCGCTTCTTAATGAGAAAAGCCGTATAGAAGCCGAAAACGAGAAAATATGTGCTTTTATAGACGCAATACCGGTCAGAAGATTTCACAAGGCGCTGAAGCTGTATTGCATAGGCTGTGGATCTAAGACGTTTACATGGGACGAGGTTGCAGGTATGTGTGATGAAACGAGCGGAGAATCATTACGCAAGGCATTAGACAGATATTTCAAAGAATTGTCCGCTGATGTCCGTTAATGTCCGCCATTGTCCTATTGATGTCCGAAATCAAGTGTGCTAAAATTAGAATGGGAAAACTACAACAATAAGTTTTCCTCCTGAAGCCCGGCACAACGGTGTCGGGTATTCTTATACCTATTATCAGAAAGGACGGTGTTACCGTGACCGAGAGACAGAAGAAATTCGCCGAATACTACGCTCAGTGCGGTAACGCCGCTCAGAGTGCAATACAGGCAGGATACAGCAAAAAGTATGCAAATACTAATGCTTCAAAATTACTACAAAATACTACAATTACGGAATACATAAAACAGCTCACCGAAGACGCCCAGACTGCACGCATAATGACCGCCTGCGAACGGCAAGCTTTGTTATCCGATATAGCTAAGGATAAACAGAACGAGCTGTCGGACAGGATACGGGCAATCGACACGCTGAATAAGATGACGGGGGAGTATGTGACAAAAGTTCAAGGAAATATAAATGCCGATGTCAATAACCCGTTTTCAAAATTATCAACAGAAGAGCTGAAGAAGTTGATAACTGATGATTAGTAAAGATCTTGCAAAACTTGGTGCTAAAATAGAACTTGCTAAGCGTGAGTTCTTTTTTTATTGCCAATTAAAAGCACCGGATTTCTATAAGTCTGATAGATCATTTTTAGTAGAACTCTGTAATGGCTTTCAGGAGTTTATGAACTCAGATGAACCGGTTATGATAGTAAATTTGCCGCCTCGTCACGGAAAGTCGAGAACAGCTGGTTGCTTTGTTGAGTGGGTTCTCGGCAGGGATAAAAACCAGAAGATTATGACGGGCTCGTACAATGAAACACTGTCAACTATGTTTTCAAAGAATGTCAGAAACTGCATATCCGCCGAAAAAGCAGATGTGAATATTCCGGTGTATTCTGATGTTTTCCCGGATACTAAGATTAAACGAGGAGACGGCGCAATGAACCTGTGGAGCTTAGAGGGCGGATATAATAATTATCTTGCTACTTCTCCGACAGGTACAGCGACAGGTTTCGGCTGTTCGCTTATGATTATTGACGATCTAATCAAAAATGCAGAAGAAGCTAACAATGAGAGCATAAAAGAGAAGCACTGGGAGTGGTTTACAAACACGATGCTGTCTCGTTTGGAAGAGAACGGTAAAATAATAATCATTATGACACGCTGGGCTTCCGACGATCTCGCAGGCAGAGCCATTGCGCATTATACTCAACAAGGTGTAAACGTAAGGCACATTACAATGAAAGCGCTTATTGATAAAGAAAAGCACACTATGCTCTGCCCTGAAATATTATCCTATGGTTCATATCTGGCGAAGACAAAAGCGATGGGAGTTGATATTGCAAGTGCTAACTATCAGCAAGAGCCGATTGATTTAAAAGGCAGACTGTATGATTCGTTCAAAACCTATACAGAGTTGCCGAAAGACAGCAATGGGAACAGTTTGTTTGAAGGTATTTACAGTTATACAGATACTGCGGACGAAGGAGATGACTTCTTGTGTAGCATTATCTGGGGCGTGTATATGCGTGAAGCGTATGTACTTGATGTTTATTTTTCTAAAGCAAATATGGAGATCACAGAGAAAGAAACAGCAAGGCGACATAAAGAATTTGCTGTAAATAATGCTCTTATAGAATCAAATAACGGTGGTTCGGGATTTGCACGGAACGTCAGACGCATATCAGCCGATGAGCTTGGTAATTATACAACTATTTTTCAGTGGTTTCATCAGTCGAAAAACAAGAAGGCACGTATAATTTCAAACTCTTCCTGGGTACAAAATCATATTATTTTCCCGGTAAATTGGAGAGATAAGTTTCCCGAGTATTATGCGGCTATGATTAAATATCAGCGTGAAGGCAAAAACGCACACGACGATGCGCCTGACGCAACAACCGGTGTTGCCGAAACTATGTATAAATTAGGAGGATGACGTGAAGATAGGAGAAAGGTTTAAAAGCATGATACAGAATTGGCTTAATATAGTTCCTGCCGTAAATCAATCTGTTGTGCTGCAGGAGCTTTTGCCGAGAGAGATTGAAGTGCTTCGTTCTCAGCTCTGGTACAGAGGTGACGCAACGGAACTTAGACAGTTTTTCCACCAGATAGGTGACGGAAGCGGTAGTTTTTGGGCGAGTGTTCCAAACAAGAATAATATACGAAAAATACACAGCGGCTTGCCTGCGATAATTGCCGATACTTTGGCGTATATCGTGTATTCGGATATGGATAAAATCAAAGTAACCGGTGAAAAAGAAAACTCGATCTTTGAGAGCGTATCAAAAGCCGTTGATTTTAACGAACTTGTTGGAAAAGCTGTAGTAGACACTTTAGTAAGCGGCGATGGGGCATTTAAGATTTCAGTCGATATGACCGAAAATTCTGTTTCTGACGTTCCTATAGTTGAATTCTGGAGTGCAGATAAGGTTGAATATCGCTATATAAGAGGCGTACTTAAAGAGGTTGTTTTCCGTTCTGAGCATAAGGAAGGCGATAGATTGTACCATCTTGAGGAATGTTATGGAAAGGGGTACATTGAAAGCAGACTTTATGATAACAGCGGTCATGAGGTACGCCTTGACAGCGTTCCTTGCCTTTCAGGCATTGAAACAAGAACGATATTCGATGGCGATTACATAATGGCTGTACCGCTGAAATTTTACGCATCAAAAAAATATCCGAACAGGGGTAAGAGCATATTCGACGGCGGTAAATCCGACTGCTTCGACGCTTTGGACGAGGTTATTTCGCAGTGGTGGGACGCCATAAGAGCCGGCAGAGTTACAAAGTATATTCCTTCCGATAAAATTCCTCGAAGTCCTGAAAACGGGGCCTTACAACGAGTAAACAGTTTCGGCAATGAGTTTATAGAGATAGCTTCATCTCTTGGTGATGAGCGCTCTTCTCAGATACAGGTCGTACAGCCCGACATCAAGTATGACGCATTTGTATCATCGTATACAAACTGCCTGCTGATGTGCCTGCAAGGACTTGTATCGCCTGCAACACTCGGTATTGATGTCGGCAAGATGTCAAGTGCGGACGCTCAGCGAGAGAAGAAGGACGTTACGGGCAACACCCGGAACACAATAACGACAGCGCTTGAAAAGGCTCTGCCTGAGCTTGTGTCGGCTGTATTAAAGACATACGACAATATGCAGGGAAAAGTCCCGGAAGAATACGAGGTAAGCGTTGATTTTGGCGAATATGGTGCACCCGACTTTGACAGCCGTGTCGAAACGGTCGGCAAGGCAAGCACCTACGGCATTATGTCGGTCGAAACGCAGGTCGAGGAGCTGTGGGGATCATCAAAAGAGGACGAATGGAAAGCCGGTGAAGTCAAGCGTATAATGCAGGAAAAGGGGCTTGCCGATGGTGCGACATCTGCGGTAGGTGATGAGCTTGCTTAGTTTCAGAGATATTGCAAAGATATTTGAAGAGATAGAGCTAAGGCTCATTGCTTCGCTGAAACGCAATCTTTCACGGCACAAAGCCGAAGAAGAAAAAGAAGGTTTTGAATGGTCTGCGTGGCAGGCTGAAAAGCTCAATAACATTGACAATTTCCGCAAGGAGAACGCTCAGATAGCGGACGAATATGTAGATGTTATTGACGATGAAACCCGACAGCTTATGACGGATCAGTTTCACGAGGGGGAGCATACAGCGGAGCAGTCGGTCATTGATGTTTCGGAAAGCGGTGTCAATGTTCCCGATGTTCCAGATGTTCCGGCACAGCCTCAGCCGCCCGAAGCGCCGACAGCTATACCCGATGATCACTTTTTCGGGGTCAACAAGCCGAAGATGGATAAGCTGATGGAAGACGTGACAACGCTTGAAAAGACCGCCCTTACTGCCGCTGTGCGTAATATGGACGATGTTTACCGCACAACGCTGAACAAGGTACAGCTTATGATGGGCACAGGCTCAATTACGCTTAATGAAGCAATCGACCTTGCAACAAGGGACTTCCTCGACAAAGGCATAAACTGCATTGTATACGCAGACGGCAGGCGAGTTAATATTGCCGATTATGTGCGTATGGCACTGCGCACAACGTCCACAAGGGCAACATTGCAGGGTGCGGCTAAACGCTTTGCAGAGCTGGGCTATGACACTGTGCTTATATCGCAGTACGGAGGCTGCTCAGAAACCTGCGAGCCGTATCAGGGCAAGGTTTACATTGATGATGTATTCACGATATGGAACGGCGAGAGAAGCGGCGACTTCGGCAAGTCAAACTACTGTGACAAGTGGTTTATGCTGTTGTCTGTGGCAATCCGAGGCGGGCTGTTCCACCCTAACTGCCGTCATACTATGGGACAGTACATAGAGGGGCTTACAAAGATACCAAAGCCGATTCCTGCCGAGAAGATACGGGAACAGCGAGCACTCGAAGAAAAGCAACGTGCTATGGAGCGCAAGATAAGAGCGCTCAAACGCAAGGTTGAGGGCACGCAGGACGAGAAGAAGGTCAAGGAGTATAAGCGTAAGCTCCGAGAGGAACAAGGCAAGCTCAGAGAGTTTATCAAAGAGCACGACGATGTTCTTCGCAGAGATTATTCGAGGGAGAAGATCTACAGCGGTGAGGGTGAGCCGAAACAGGCAGCTCCGAGAACGGAAGAAGTGCCTATGAGTAAACTGCCCGAGAACACAACACCGCAGTTACCGGAAGTGACGCAGGATAGCCCAAAAGCTAAGAAGATTATGAGTGAGGGTGTTGTATTAAAAGAAAAAGATAAAAACTCAGGAACACCTATAACCCCGATTACAGAGAAATCCATAGAAAAAGTGCCGTTAATAAACATATCTGGGTATAATGATGAATATTGTGAGTATGTTCAGCGCAAACACAAAGAATTATTAGAGTACTCTCGTGACAATAACGCTGGAAATGAAGTTGCGTTTATTGTTGATAAAGATATGGTAGAACGAGAACCTATAATTGGAGATGATGAAAAAATAAGTTTTGGCGAATTGTACGGAAGAGATTTATTCATCATGCACAACCATCCCAGAAACAATAGTTATTCTATTGACGATATAGTCGAATTTTTGGGTGGAAGCAACGTAAAATCACTTTCCATTGTTAAAAACAACGGAAAAGTTGAGGTCTTGACAAAACTTATGGAATATGATAGAATGACTACAATTAAAGAGTTAGACAGAATGATCCGAAAGAATATAAAAACGGGTTCTGATTCTGAATATCGAGCAATCGTTAATAAATTTCTTAGCAAGTATGTTGAATTAGGAGTGATAGAATGGCTGAAATAAAAGAACATTCTCTTGACGGTTCTAATGAAGAAGCAGTAAAAAAAATGAGACAGCTTTTGAAAGACTTAGAACTTGAAGAGGAGGAAAAGAAAAATAACGATTAACCGCCCACAGCAGTGAGCGGTTTTCTTATACCCGTGTGCAATCAATTGCACAACCAAACTTAATAATTTTACCGCCCCTTTTGGAGCGGTATTTTTATATCTAAAATACGAACGAAAGGATTTTTAGTATGAACAAAATTATGAAAATCATTATTTCCGGAGCCGGATTTATACTGACGGCGGTTCTTCTGTGTGGTTGCACGGAAGCTGACAGAGTGACGTACAATGTGCAGAAAGAAGCCGATAACTTCAATGTGACAAGGCGGTTGTCGGTTATCAATGCAAGGAGCGACAAACCAGTGCTTGAGCTTATTGGTAATTTTTCTATTTCAAACAACGAAGCAAACGAGCTGGTTGTAACGATAGAAGTTGCTCCGAACGTGTACAAGGTTGATTATGTGTATTTGAATGACTGGACAATGTACACAGTGGAAGACGTAAGCGGTGCTTACGTTGATAAATATCATTATGAAATGAATTTTCTGCCGGAAATGATTATACCGATTACTTTTACAAATAAAGACTGATAATTTTACCGCTCCACGAGGGCGGTATTTTTATACCCAAAATCAAAGAAAGCGAGGAAAAGCAATGGAACCCGAAAAGAAAACTCTCGAAGAGGAGAAGAAGCCCGCTCCCGCAGCGGAGCAGAAGGACGAGCCCAAGCCCGAAGAGAAGCCTGCCGAAAACAAGCAGACGGACGATAACGGCATGGCAGAGAAGCCCGATGAGAGCAAGGCGGAGGACAAGAAGGATGATAAGCCCGAAGAAAAGGCGGATAAGCCCGAACCTGAGCCTGTACCCGCCGTTCCCGATGCAAAGGACGAGGAGATTTTAAGGCTGAAAACACAGATAGCCGCAATGTCGCTTGGTGTAAAGCCCGACTGTATGGACGATGCTGTGGCTATTGCCGAAAGCTACGTCAAGTCCGGCAAAAGCGAGGACATCAACTCGGCACTGTCGGCGGTAGTCAAGAAATATCCCGATATGAAGGCTGACGTGGGCGACAGCAAGAAGCAGGGCGGATTCAAAGTCGGAGCAGGCAGCTCCGACAAGGATGAAAAGCCCGACAACAGCAGACTTGATAACGCATTCGGTATCAAGAAAAAGAAGTAAGAAAGGTAAGGTGTAAAAATGTCAAACACAATCAACTATGCTGAACAGTATACCAATCAGCTCAGAGAGCTTTACGGTCAGGAATCAAAGGCCGACGCTCTCTATCACTCAAATTCCGATATTCAGCTCAGAGGCGGAAAAACAATCAAGATACCCACTCTGTCGGTATCCGGCTATAAGGACCACACAAGAGCATCGCTCGGCTTCCCTCAGGGTACATACGAGAACAACTACGAAACAAAGACGCTCGATCACGACCGTTCTATCGAGTTCGTAGTAGATCCTATGGATTTTGATGAAACCGATACCGTTGTATCACTGGCGAACATTCAGAGCCGTTTCGACAGGACGCAGGCAATCCCCGAACACGACAGCTATACATTCTCAAAGCTGTATGCAGAGGCTGTAAGAGTGGGTGCAACGATAAAGCACGACAAGCTCACGATTGAGAATGTTCTCAAGGACTTTGACGAGAACCTCAAAACACTTGAAGATAAGGGCGTGCCGCTTGACAGAATGATACTCTATGTCACCGCAGACTATAAGACGATACTCAAGAACGCAGAGGGTATTCAGAGAACGCTCGACATCAAGAGCGGCGGCGGTATCGACAGACGTATCCATTCCGTTGACGATATCGGCAATATCGTTACAGTTCCCTCAGCTCGTTTCAAGACCGTGTACGATTTCACGGACGGCTGTAAGTCCGGTGTCGGTGCAAAGCAGATAAACTACATTCTCATTGACCCCGAATGCCAGGTGTCGAGAGATAAGTACGCATATATACATCTGTTTGCTCCCGGCTCTGACAGCAGAACGGCAGACAACTATCTGTACCAGAACCGCAAGTACAACGGTACATTTGCGATAGATCACCTGTTTGTTGACGGCTGTATCATGAATGTATCTGCTCTGACGCAGACATTCACAGGTAACGGCTCGACAACTGCATTCACAGTGACCGACAAGCCCGAAAAGCTCATCGGCGTAACTGTGGACGGTACAGCGACAACAGACTACAGCTATGACAAGTCATCGGGCGTGATAACATTCAATACCGCTCCCGGCAACGCAAAGGCTATAGTCGTAACATACTAAGGAGGTAACTATGGTAGCAGTAAAGGCAAACAAGCAGTATACTATCACGGAAGCCGAGAAGAAGTCATATCTTGCACAGGGGTATGACATAATCGGCGATAACGGGGCTGTGGAGCATTCTCCGCAGGCTACCGTGCCGTATGCCGAATATGAAAAGGCTCAGGCGGAGATAGCAAAGCTCCGTGATGAGCTTGCTCAGGTAAGGGCGGCAAAGACAAAAAAGGGTGAGGCTTAATGTACCTCACTTTTGCGGAATTCCAGACCTTATGCCCCGACAGTACGATAACCGAACAGCAGTACAACGCTCTTGAAAACAGGGCGGAGAGTGACATCGACACACTGACCTTCAACCGCATAACAGCTATAGGATTCGACAATCTGACAGCGTTTCAGCAGGATAAGGTAAGGCTGGCACTGTCACAGCAGACAGCATTTGTTTTTGACAATGCCGAGCTGCTTGACAGTCCGCTCAGTTCCTATAGTATCAGCGGTGTGTCAATGTCATTTGACAGCTCGAAGGTTATAAATTACTGCGGTGTCACTACAACACGGCAGGTTTATAACACGCTGTTGCAGACGGGCCTTTGTTACAGGGGGTTATAATGAAATATCCGAAACTTGTACCCGAAAGGGTTTGTACAACATCTTGTACCGTTTATCGTACTGACGGACTTAACCGTGACGGCTCGAAGAAACGGACGGTCATATTTGAGGGTAAATGCTTCCATTCGGAAAAAGCACGGCAGAAATTATCCGCAGAAAAACAGCTTATAACGCTGTCTGGCGAGGCTCTTTTCTGCGGGGATATTGCCCCCGACAGCCCGATAGTTGACGGGGCTGTGGAGATAGGCGGCAGAGAGTACAAGATATACGGCTCGGAAAAGGCTAAAAACCCCGACGGGACGGTAAATTACACAAGACTGGAGCTGATATAGTGATAAAAGTAACCGTAAAGCTCGACAAGGCTGCAATAGCAAAGATTGAAAAAGCAGTGCTTGACAGTGCAAAAGCGGCGATGGAACAGGTAGTGACCGAAGTACAGAACACAGCACCGCTTGACCAGGGCGACCTTGTCAACGGTATATTTGTTCGTTCGGAAAAAAGCGGTAATACTGTCATCGCCACGATTGACCACAGCGCTTTATATTCTCGGTATCTCTACTATGGCAAGCTGATGGTCGACCCGAATACCCGAAGCGCTTGGGCAAAGAGCGGTATAAAGAAAGAAGTGACCGACAAAAAGTTGAAATTCCGCAACGGCAGGACTGATCACTGGCTTGAACCGTACATAACAGGTGACAAAAAGGATTTTGTCAAAAACTCATTCACAAAAATTTTTAAGGAAAAAACAGGCGTATGACGTTACTTGAAACATCCGATATGCTTGCTGATGTTCTCGGCATAGAGAATGTATACGCAGGCTGTATAAACGCAAATCAGGATAAGTGTATCGGCGTGTATGCGTCAAAAAACACCTATCCTAAGAAAATCAGCATAGGCGGTAAGCCTTGCACGAAAACACTTGAAAAGCACATCAGCGTACTGATACACTGGACGGACAATCCGACAACAGCCGAGAGTGCGGCAAACAAAATACTTGATAAGCTGACCGATATACACGGCTATACTGCCGGGGGACACACGGTCAGCTTTTTGAGTTGCAGTGAGGCGCATAACGCAGGCAGAGATGAAAGAGGTATCTGCGAGTACGTTATTGATGTGACGGTTTATTACGAAAGGAGTAATTAACAATGGCTAACAAAACAGGAGTATATCCCGTATATGAAAATCAGTTCAAGATTGACAAGACAGGCGGAACAGGTGCGACAGCCGAGAATCTTGTAACTATTGCCGATATGGAGAGCTTTTCGGTTTCCATTGACGGCAATGTCGAGGAGTGGAAGCCGTTCGATCAGGAAGGTTGGACCAGAAGACTTGTGACAGGTAAGGCACTGACCGTCAGCGTATCCGGCAAGAGAAACATCGGTGATGCAGGCAACGATTATGTTGCAGGACTTGCACTTAAGACAGGCGCAGACAGCCACACAACTGTAGTATGGACGTTCCCCAGCGGCGCAACGCTGACAATACCGTGCGTTATAAACGTGACGGAGTGGGAGTCGGGCGACTCCACAGCGGTAGCACCTCTTGCATTTGATATTATGTCGGACGGCAAGCCCACATTTACAGACGCACAGTAAGGAGATAAATACAATGGCTAAGATGTACACACTTGATGAGAAGTTACTCGCAGGCGTTCCCGAAATACGCATCGGAGAAAAGGTCTACAAGGTAGACGATCGTGAAAAGACGGTCAAGAAGGTAATGGCACTTTACAATAACGGCGATAAGAAGGACATTGAAAAGATTGACGAGATGTTCAAGCTGGCGTTCGAGCCTGCCGCCGCTAAGGAGATAAGCGAAATGAATATGCCGTGGGCGGCATATCAGAAGCTGTCTGAGATAGTAATATCCGCCATGACGGGACAGGAAGATACCGAGCGATTTCACGAGTAATGAAGTCTGGTACGACATCGAGTATGACCGTGAGCTGATACGTCAGTCGATAGCAAAACAGTATCACATACTGCCGTCCGAGCAGGACAATCTGCACTATTCTGACTGGCTGAGCCTTGTATCCGGCATTATGAATGATACTCCGCTCGGTCAGACAGTGCGGATACGAAGCGAGGATAACAAGGAGATGCTCAAACACTTTTCGCCGTATGAAAACCGCATACGGCGGGAGTGGGCGGCATTCAGAGCAAAGAAACAGCTTGCGGAGAAAACTCCAAAACAGATACAGAGCGATATAACGGCTCTTGAAATGATGATAAAAAAGGCATTCGGGGGAGGTGAGTAAATGGCTGACGGAAACGGTGCGTCAGTAGGCACTATCAGCCTGTCGCTGATAATAGACGCAGAGCTTGACAAACAGCTTTCGGCTTTACAGAAAAGCATACAGTCGCAGTGGGATAAGGTCGGTGAAACTGCTGAAAAGGCACTTGTCGACAGTGTGGAAAAAGCCGCCGATAAGGCTGTAAAGCCTGTTGAGGAAGTCGGCAAGGCTGTAGAAAAGACCGTGACGCAGAGTGTTGAAAAGGCTGTGCAGAAGGTCGAAAAGCCCGCCGAAGAGGTAGGAAAGACGCTTGAAAGCTCTATATCCGAAAGTGCCGAAAAGGCTTCCGAAACGCTGGAAAAGGCGCTTGTTGAGCCTGTAAAGGAAGCGGAAAAGGAAGCAGAAAGCCTTGGCAAAGCGATAAATAACAAGTATGAGTTCGGACCCGGTTATAGCAAAGAAGCTATGGATTTCGTGAACAACTATCAGCCGAAAAGCGATAAGAAGAAGTCCAAAGAAAAAGAGGAGCTCCCCGAAATTGATGTCGGCAATTTTGAAATTCCTTCCGAACCTATCGACCGTCTGAACAAAAGTCTTGAGCTGACTAACGAAAAGATAGAGCTTGCACAGGAGAAGTGGAAACAGCTTAACAGAGAAATGGCGGCAATGTCTGATAAAGACATGGCAGGCGAAAAGGGCAATGCCGTAATAGAAAAAATAAACGCCGTTGAAACAAGTATGCTGAAACTGCAGCAACAGTCCGAAGCTACTAAAGCCAAGATAGATAAGGCAATGCAGGCGGATGCAGAAGCCAAAAAGCTGGCTGAAGCCGCACGGCAGGCTGCCGAAGCGGTAAACAAGATACCTGAAAGCACAAACAACATAAATCTGCAATCGTTACCTGTCATAGCGATGCTGATAGACAAAATGCTGCAGGTTAAAACAGCGGTAACAGAGGCTGCTGCATCAAACGAAAAAGTGCAGAGTGCGGTAGAAAAAACTACTGCCGTACTGGATTCGGGGTGTAAAAAGATTGAGCAGGTGCTGGAAACGGCCGATAAGGCGGCAAGCAAGATAATACAGCCTGTTTCAAAGGTGAAAAACACGTTGAAAACGGTAGGCACGGCGATAAATAACTCGGTCATTGCTCCTGTGAAAAAACTGGCTTCCTCTTTTGCAAGCCATTTCAAAAGAGCAGAAAAACCTGTTGATAACCTTGAAAAGTCGGTCAAAAAAGTAGGTGCTTCTGCTGAAAAATCGCTCGGCAAAGCAAAAACTTCTGCCGGTGGATTCGGCAAGACAATAGGCGGACTTGGTAAAAGTGTCAAATCCGCACTTAAATCTACGTTTCTTATGGCAGGGCTTTATGCGGCGTTTCGTGGCATAAAGTCGGTAATGTCGGACGCTATCGGAGCAAACGAGGAGTTCGGCAACAGCGTAAAGCAGATAAAGGGCAATCTTCAGGTTGCGTTTACGCCTATAGTAAACGCTATCATGCCTGCGCTTAATACGTTGGCATCCGGACTTGCCACAGCAACAAAAGCTATAGCGAGCTTTATTTCGGGGCTGTTCGGCACAACGTATAAAAAGTCGCTTGAAGCGGCAAAAAAGGTTGAAGCTGTCGGAAAAAAGGCTAAGGAAAACAGCCGTTTCCTTGCAAGTTTTGATGAGATGAATGTTGCTTCAAAGGACGAGAGCGACAGTTCCTCCTCTGATCTCTCTGCACTTGACAGCGAGGGCGATAAGACAGCCGAGGGTATCGGAAATAAGATCCGTGAGCAGATTAAAAAGGGGTTTGCTCTGCTGAAAAAGCAGTTTGCAAACGTCAAAAAGTATTTCGATACAAATTTTGCTCCGATATTTGCGGAGATAGGCAAAAAATTCGCACCCGTTATAGAGGGCTTCAAGGATAATATGAGCAAGGCCTGGAGTGATATGGCAACTCTTGCCGAGCCGTTCAAGAACTATTTTACAAATAATCTGACTCCGGCGCTTCAGACAGCGTTTAAGTCAATAGGTACGATAGCTTCAGGGCTTGGAGATACGTTTAATCTTGTGTTCGGTCAGCTGTGGGATAACGTTATTTTCCCTTCGCTGAACACAATGATAACAACCGTGTTACCGTTGCTGACAGATCAGTGGACGGCGACCGCAGAGGTTATGACGACGCTCTTTGAAACCGTCAAGACAATATTCGACGAGGTTTTTGTAACCGGTGTTATGCCGATACTGACAACCTTGCAGGGCGTATGGAGCGATTTGTGGATAACCTCGGCAAAGCTATGGTCGCAGTATGGCGAACCGATGATGGAAGCTATTCAGTCGCTTATAACTTCAGTCGGTGATACAGTGCTGACGGTCTATAAAGAGTGGATACAGCCCGTTATACAGTGGGTATGTGACCTTATAAAATCCCTGTGGGACAAAGCAATAAAGCCTGTCTATGTAAAGGTCGTTGCCGTTGTCGCAAAAATCGTAGATTGTGTAAAAGCGGTATGGAATTTTCTAAAGCCGTTTGTCGATTGGTTCGTGAAAACGTTGGGACCCACGATAAAAAATGTACTGGCGGCGGTCAAAGGCGTTTTTGACACTGTATTTACCGCTATCGGCGATATAATCGGCGGTATTATTAAGACCTTCGGCGGACTGATAGACTTTATAACAGGTGTATTTTCAGGCGACTGGAATAAGGCTTGGCAGGGAATATGCGACTTTTTCAGCGGTATCTGGAACACAATCTGGGGCGTGATCAAAGGCGTTATCAATCTGATAATCGACGGTATTAATATGCTCTGGACAGGCATTTACAACGCAGTTAAGGGTATAGTTGACGCTATCGGCGGTGTGGCAGGCGCAATAGGCGATTTGTTCGGTCAGGACTGGCATTTCTCAATGCCTGAAAATCCTCCGCTGATACCTAAACTTGCAAAGGGCGGTCTTGCGTATGCGCCTACGCTTGCAATGGTCGGTGATAACCGTAATGCAGGAACAGACCCGGAGGTAATTGCGCCTCTGTCAAAGCTCAAGGACATCATCGGCGAAGGCGGAGATATGACGGAAGTCGTACTTCTGCTCCGTGAGATACTGGAGTTTCTGAAAGGTCTTAATCTTATCGCTAAGGGTGAGGTTGACGGTAAAACGCTTTACCGGTTGATAGTACGTCTGAACAAGGAGAACACATACAGAACGGGGGTAAATGCGCTTGGCTAAAAATCTGATATGGGTTAAGGGTGTTCTGCTCCCGCCGCCCGATATTGACGGCTATAATGCCACACGATGCAAGACGTGGGAACCAAACACCGGCAGAAATGCCGCAGGAACAACTGTCGGAAGCATACTTTGCTGGAAATACAAAATAGAGCTTAAATGGTCTTTTCTCACAGAAGCGCAGGTGAAGAGCCTGCGTAATCTGTTTGAGAGCAAACCCGATTATTTTGCCGTAAAATTCGACTATGACGGCGAATATAAGGAGATAACCGCATACAGTACAGATCTTACCGCCACAGGCAAGCTGTATGCAGGAAGCGGCTATTATTACAAGAGCGTGTCAATAAATCTGATAGAAAGGTAGGTGATAGCTTGTATACAAATGTTTCGGATGATTTTCTGTCAGCCGTTAATGGTGCTGAGCCTGTCTACTGCTGCAAGCTGGATTTCGGTAATAATGTAACGATGAACGATCTGTTCAGCGTAAGCTATTCGGGCGGATCGTGCAGTGAGAGCATAGTGCCGGGCGGAACTGTCATAGCAAACGCAAAAGTCGAGCTGTCGGCACTTCCTGCGTCGGTCAGAAAGGGAAGCACTTGCACGTTGTATTTTGGCGTGAACGGAGAATACGCCCCGCAGGGAGTGCTTACGGTAAACAAAATCGAGAAGAGCGGAGAACGGTTGTCAGTAACTCTTGAGGATAACATGGCAAAGACGGAAAAAGGCTATTTCTCAAGCCTTGCATATCCGTCTACAACGCTGAAAATGCTGTCGGAGATTGCCACAAAGTGCGGCGTTGCCTTTAATACTTCGGGGCTTACGGCGGTAACGGTAAAGGAAAAGCCCGAGGGCTATACCTGCCGTGAAATAATCGGATATATCGCAGGGCTGTACGGCAAATTTGCCGTTTGTGACCGTACCGGCAAGATAGCGTTCAAGTGGTTTGATACTACGGCGGTGCAATTGTCCAATTTTTGCTATGATACACCCACAGTTGCTACCGACGATATTACAGTCGGACGTGTGGTGTGCGGAGATTTTACAGCCGGCACAGGCACTGCGATAACATACGATTGCCTGTTTATGACTCAAAATCAGCTGAACACGGTACAGAAGTCATTAAACGGATTTAAATACCGCACGGGTGAAATTCCGTTAAGGCTTGGCAATATGCTGATAGATGCGTGGGATACGGCCAGCATAACCTACGGCGGGGAAACCGTGAAAATCCCTGCCGCAAATATTTCCATGACGTATAACGGCGGCCTGTCTATGACAATAGAAGCACCGGCTGAAGAACAGTCTGCGGACAGCGGTGAAAGCTATAAGTCGCCTGCACAGAAGCAGGCGGAACGAATAACCGCAGATATAATCAGTGCAAAACAAGCATTACTCGAAAAAGCGGATATCACAGAGCTTAATGCACAGATAGCTAATCTCGAAAACGTCTATGCCGCAAAGGCTGATATTACCGAGCTTTCCGCACAGATAGCCACGATTGACAATCTGACAGCTAAGAAAGCTGACGTTGAACAGCTGTATGCGAAGAAAGCGGATATAGATACGCTTGTAGCCGATACGGCAACGCTTAAAACGCTGAAATCCGATGTTGCAAACATAGATGTTCTGCTGTCGGGTAAAGCCGGTACCGGTGAACTGACATCTATAAAGCTGACTGCCGAAAATGCGGAAATAGCAACTGCGCTGATAAAGGACCTTACGGCCGCAAACTTCCGGTCAAAGACCATCGAAACCGATGATTTTACGATAAAATCAAGCAGCGGAAAATTGCAGATAGTCGGAAACACAATACAGATCAAGGACGTAAATAATACCGTCCGTGTCCAGATAGGCGAGGACGGTAAATCCGACTATGGCATTTATGTTACCGATGCAAACGGAAAGATAATGTTTACTTCTTATGACGGACTTCACGAGGACGGGATAAAGAGCGGTATTATCAAAAATGATATGGTGGCAGATGACGCACATATCAGTGGCAGTAAGCTGGACATTTCGAGCGTTATTGACGGTATCAACGCCGATAACAGCACCTATCTTAATACAAGTAAGGTCGTCATAGACGGAACATCTCAGACAATAAATGCAAAATTCACGGAGCTGACTGCAAGCATAGGCAGTATCGGCACCCGTACTTCTGCACTGGAAAGCGACCTGTCGGGCTTTCGGACAACAGTGTCAGAAACATACGCCACGAAGTCGGCGGTTGACAGTATACAGATAGGTGGAAGAAATCTGCTGTATGACAGCACGGGGAACATCAAAAACGGCTGGAGCGGTAACACTATAATAACGGTTGATGGCGGAATATCAGGAAATAGCCTTGCAATATCCAGAACCGGCTATTCCGGCAATGCACGATATTTTGGCACGAACAAGAGGCACTTTCTGACAGATTTCGAGGTTGGCACAAGTTACACTCTGTCGGCGTGGATAAAGGTCAGAAGCGATGTCGTACTTGACGCAAGCGGCTATGTAATGGCACGATTTCGCTCGGCAGATGATAAAAAGCTGTATGCCCTGTCGCTGACGGTGAGCAGTCAGACAGAAAAGGATAAGTGGATATATTACGAGAAGACGTGGACGATAAATGACAGCGACATAGCAAAACTCGAATGCGTGGCACTTGCGCTTGATAAAAACGGCATGATCGAGGCTTGCAATATCAAGCTCGAAAAAGGCACTAAGGCTACGGACTGGTCACCTGCGCCTGAGGATACCACAGCCGAAATAACATCGTTATCAAGCAAGCAGTCAAGCCTTGAGCAGACGGTAAACGGCTTTAAGGCTACTGTTGAAAGCACATATGCGACAAACGACAGCGTAACGCAGAAGGTTTCCGCCGTAGAGCAGAAAGCCGACAAAATATCGTGGCTTGTGAAATCGGGAACATCGGCAAGCAGTATGGAACTGACAAGCGAGGCCTTGAAGATTATTGCGGATACCGAAATCAAAGGTGATGTGATTGTGGGCGGAGTTATCAAGAGCAGTAACTATGTTGCAAACAGCACCGGTATGAAGCTGTCGCTGGCAACGGGGGAGTGGGACAGCAAATACTTCAAAGTAAGCAGCACCGGCACTATTACAGCTACGGGTGGAACGATAGGTGGATTTACGATAAGCAATAATTCACTGTATAACGGGCTGGACACAATAAATCACAAAGAAGGAATAAACGAAACGGCTGGCGTTAATATCAGCGTTCTGGGAGGTTTTTCTGCGTATAACGGGGAATACGGAACTGAAATGAACAATGGGCAAATACGGTTCTATTCATTAGGTAGAGAGCTTGGATACATTGCACCGACATCAACCGATTTCAGCAACTATGGGGTAACACGAATAGGCATAGTTGCCACCAATCAAATTGGTGGTGCTGGATTATACGGACGAATAGATTTAGGCTACAAGGATAAGATGAACGGCAATACCTATATCGCAGCATACAGTGTGTGTTGCGATGGTAAAAAAAACAGTAACGATGGATTTAATTCAACTTTTCACATTAAAACTCGCTTTTCAAGTGGCATAGACGTTTCGGATATTTATTTCAGTTACGAAAACAAGACTATTTGCTCAATTGGTATTGCGGGTTACTATGGGGTAGGTGGCATTTCTCCCGATGTGTACAAATGGTTGCCTGTATTTAACGATTATGTTGCATTCAAAAAAGGCATCTTTTTCGATTCTTCGAACCCGTCATTAATTTATCATGGCGCAAACAGGTTGCTGGCGTGTTCATCATCAAAAATTGTGGTTGGCAACTCTAACTTAGCTTTATCGTTGATAGGTTCATCGCTGACATCTTCAAGTACCATATCCGTTTCATCCGACGCCCGTATGAAAAACCACATAGCCGACTTGCCGAGCAAATCTGAAAACCTTTTTGATTATCTTGACGGAAAGTCATTTTTCTATAACGGTAGCAATTCAACTGCCAAGAACTACGGCTTTATTGCACAGGATGTGCTTACAGCATTGCAAAAATGCGGGCTTACAACAGACGATTTTGCAGGATTCTGCGATATACACGGCGATGGCAGTCAATACGCACTTGCGTATGAGCAGTTTATTCCGCTGATGTGGAATGAGATAAAAAGATTAAGAAAAGCACTAAGCGAAAGGAGTTAATTATGCTTAGAAGTAACAAAACAACACAGTTTGACGGTACAAGCTATATCACTGACGGAGAGGGCAACGAACAGACCGTAGCGTATTTCAGCGCTACCATAAGGACGGACAAGACCGTAACAATGAGCATGACAGTATCGAACGCTGAGTTGTATGAAGAAAATAAAACCACAGTCAGAGCGGATTATACGGAGTTTCAGACCGCAGTATATACCGCCCAGGACGCAGAGTAAGGAGAAGCTATGAAGTTATCAACTGTAGTAAATGCAATCCCCGTCATAAGCAAGCTGATGAGCAAGGAACTGCCCGTCATACAGTCGTATGCTGTGGCAAAGCTGGCACGGAGAATAGATGAGGAAACGAAGCTGTACAATGAGCAGAGGCAGAAGCTCTTGCAGAAATACGGCGAACAGGACGGTGATAAATACGTTATTCGCCCTGAAAACGTAGATGTTTGCAATGGGGAGCTTGAGGAGCTGCTCAACATTGATGTTGATATACCCGAAAAGATTGATATTCTCTCGACGAATGTCGTTCTGACACCCGCCGAGATGATAGCAATAGAAGATTTTTTAGCCGAATAGGCAGAAAGGACGAAAAAATGAGCAAGATACAGATAATTATTGACAGCATAGCAGGTGCTGTCGGAGCGGTTTTAGGCTTTATGTACGGAGAGGTTACGGGGCTGTTCTGGGCATTGATAGCGTTTATGGCGACCGATTATATTACCGGCGTTGTCGTAGCGGCTATTAACAAGCAGTTATCCAGCGAGGTAGGCTTCAGAGGGCTTGCCAAAAAGCTGATGATCCTTGTGTTTGTGTCGCTTGGACACATAGCGGATATGTATGTTTTAGGCGGTACACCTGTGGCTATGTCAGCGGTTATGCTTTTTTACATAGCCAACGAGGGACTGTCAATTATCGAAAATGCGGGCAATCTCGGACTGCCCGTGCCGAAGAAGTTGAAAGATATAATGGTTCAGCTGAAGAAGGAAAGCGAGGAAGAATAATATGAGTGGAAAGTACAATTTAAAGTATCATGTGCTGGAAAGCAAGTCAGAGTATTGTACAGCCGATTACGGCACGAGAGAGCCGTCCTACAACACGCATCACGGTATGGACTTTATCAATGACGCAGGTCATGCCTGCAATGTAATTGCCGTAGCAGACGGCGAGGTTGTAGCTATGCAGGATTTTGTTGACGGTTTTAATGACACATACACGGCGGGTAACTACGTCCGTATCAAGCATGAAAGCGGAGTGTACAGCCGTTATCTTCATCTCGTCAAGAGCAGTATCAAGGTTAAGGTAGGTCAGAAGGTCAAGGCGGGTACAGTGCTTGGTATGGAGGGCAATACAGGTTACTCATACGGTGCGCACCTGCACTTCGATGTGTATGACGGTACGCAGTATGTAGATCCTCTGCCGTACTTGATGGGAGAAAAGTTTTTTTATAAGACAAAGAAGCCCACAAGCACGACTATCACAACCGGAAGCAAAGTCAGAGTAAAGGCAGGAGCAACATTTTCAGACGGCACGAAACCTTTTGCGGAAGTATACAACACCGTCTATGATGTACAGCTGATATCAAGTAACGGCAAGGAAGCTCGTATTGGTATCGGTAACCAGTGGACAGGCTGGATGTACATATCTGATCTTTATCCTGCCAATCAGCCGGCACCGTCAGCAGATGTTAAGACGGTAAAGGTTGGCGGTAAGGTTAAGGTCAATGCTGGTGCTACTTTTTCTGATGGTACGGAACCGTATCCGTTTGTTTATACGACGATTTTTGACGTTATCACGATGTCAAAGGACGGCAAGGAAGCGCTGATAGGTATCGGTACTGATGTTACCGGATGGATGTACGTTAAGGATTTAAAGGCTGAATAAATAGTTATCCCCCGGCGGAGCAAAAAGGCTCTGTCGGGGGATTTTTTTGTTTAATATATAGTTAGCTTCCTAACTTGACACCCCTTTTGACACCCCTACTATAGTAAATTTCAGCAAATTTCAGTAAATTTTCTGAGTTGATAATGATTACTGAAAATACAAGAAAACCGCTTAAGCAATACGCTTAAGCGGTTGTTATTATGGTCGAGGTGACAAGATTTGAACTTGCGACCTCTGCGTCCCGAACGCAGCGCTCTACCAAACTGAGCCACACCTCGATATTATCCCTCTTTTTCAAGAGGGAAGAGTATTCAATTAATATTCTACGCCGTAAGTGCTGCGGTACTGCTTCATAGCGTCAAGGTACTGCTTGCCCTCGATAACGCCGTTTTCAATGGCGCTGATTATGTCATTGATATTAACGATCGAGTAAACCTTTACGCCGAAATCCTTGTCTGCAGACTGAACTGCGCTTAAATCACTGTCAAGTGCTTTTTCCATACGGTCAACTGTTATTACCATTGCCGTTATATTTACATCAGCCGCACCCTTGAGCTTGGGAAGAACCTCTCTGAGAGCCTTGCCTGATGTCATTACATCTTCTATGATAACTACCTTATCACCGTCGGCAAGCTGTTTTCCTACAAACATACCGCCTTCGCCGTGATCCTTGACCTCTTTTCTGTCGAAGCAGTAGCTTGCATCAACGCCGAACTTGTTGAACAGTGCCACACAAGCGCTTACCGAAAGGGGAATACCCTTGTAGGCAGGTCCGAACAGTACATCGGCTTCAATGGCGTTGTCGTGGATGCACTCTGCATAGAACTCACCGAGCTTTGCAAGCTGTGCGCCGGTCTTGTAGTTGCCTGTGTTTATGAAGTAAGGAGCTTTTCTGCCACTCTTGAGTGTGAACTCGCCGAATGTAAGAACTCCGCTGTCAACCATGAATTTAATAAAACTCTCTTTATACGTCATACTGTTCTCCTTCTTGGCAGTTACTCCAAAACTTAACGCTATATATTATAGCATATCAATTTTGCCTTG